CAGGGGCGCCATCCCACTTGACAGACACATTGACACTACTCTTTGTGTTACCAGCAAGCATATCCCTCAATGACTGAAGGAAGTTGATTGCTGCTCGTGTTCCTTCCATGCCATTATTCAACACCTCATCCTCTAAGTGTTCAAGGTGAAGGTTCTTTCCTTCTTTCGCCTCAGCGAGATATTGTTTGAATCGTAGCATCACTTAAACTTTTTTTCATATTGGTCTTGAGTTTTTTCGTTAGTTCCTTCTACCACATAACTAAATGCTCCAGCCTTATTCGTTCCCATCCTCATTTGAGCATACGTTGCTCTAGCTTCTCTTACTCCTGTAATTATCCACGACTCAATATTATAATATGAACCCTGAGATGTCATAGAAAAACCACTTATAGGATATGCAAAGTCATTATCTTTTCCTCCTATTTGAGCTGTTTTTTCTTTGGAAAAATCGGAAGCTGTTTTCAGATATTTGTAAGGAGTAGATTGTGAATCAACGTCCTTTCCATATACCTTATATAAAGGCAATGTTGTTTTACCGAAATATATTTCTCTCTGAATGTCAACCATGTCTGCAACCAATTGTGTCATATTTGAAGCATTGGCTCTGAATATTTTATTGAGAGTCCTTAAAGAAACCTCATTTGCTAATAATTTTATAGATACATTGATATCAAACTGTTTTGGTGATGGTACTCTGATACCAGGCTTTTCGACCAAATGGTCAAGATAGTCATGTTGGTCATATAATGCAACCATACTTGATGCTCTATCATCGATACTTTTTACGAACTTTTTGATTTCTGTTACGCTTTGATTTTTCAATGATACGTTGATTGATGCCTCATCCGCTTCATTGAGAATTATCTGACCAGTTTCAGCAAATGTGTTGAAAGATTCTGTTAAAGATTTTACATCCTTTGGATTGAGTTTAAATCTTTGACTAAATTCTCTTATAGCAGAAGTTGTTTCTTGAGCAAATACCTTTTTCATACTTCCAACCCATCCACGAAAAAGATTTTTAGCACCAGCAATAAGTTTTTTAAAACCATCCGCTAATGATTTCGCAACATTTTTCAGTTTGCCCCATGAGTTTTTAATAAAGTCTCCAAATCCTTCATCTAGGTATTGAACGTAATCTGGATGATATTGCTCCTCTGTGACCTCCCTATAGATTTCCATATAAGACTTGACACCATATTTTTGTAAAATAGACCCTGTTGCTTTTCCTAATTGAGCACCTTCTTCACTCTTTTTGAGAGACACTTGAACAAATTGAATCTTACTGATATCTGTTTCACATATTCCCTGAGCATCATGTGTCACCTTTTCTATTTTCATTGCTTTAATCAACTCTCCGGCAGAAGAACTACAAACAATCATATCAGCTGTATTATTCTTTATTCCCTTTACTTCTACTTGTTCATTGTCTTCTTCTGACTTATAATAATCATCGATTCTTCCATGAATAATCTTTGGCGAGGAAAAAGGAACTACTGCTTGAATAAACTCATTCATTCCTTTTATCAACGATAGTAAAACAATCCAATCTTTATCTATTAGAGTTGGTAACTTTGATAATAAGTAGCTCTTACCCTTTGAATTCCAATCAGCACCATTACCTAATACTGATGTAATCTCCTTTATGACTTTTTGTTTTCCAGCTGAAGTAGAGATATCACCCTCACCATCATAAAATACTCCAATACATTGAGCGGTTTCTAGTGTAGTGGTTGAACCACCCCAATTAATTTCATCACCAAGTTTTAGATGATTATAATAAGTATCTGGATTCTGTCTCCATGTAACTACTGCTGTCATCGAATTGCTTTTTACTTTCGACATATCATCAAAAACGTTCAACGTAACTAACGGCTCTCCATCCCCGATTTCTATTACTTTGGGAAATTCATCTTTTGTTTGGATGTTTTTAGCTTTAACAAAAATTGTATTTTTGGATGCTTTGAATGGAGATTGATTATTGAATGTAGTTATTTTATTGTCTTTCAAGATAACCATATCACCAGCTTTATAACGTGGTTCTTGAATATTAGCTTCTAATAATCCTTCGATATGATTTTTGATTTCATTATATTCTGTAAATCTTAACATTCTAATAGGTCTCTATTAACTTTTTAGATTTTATAGGGGGGTAATGACAATTAATGAGGGGAGAGAAATATCCCAAAAGGTTCTTAGAATCTTCTTTCAGAATATTACCTCAGTAACCCTCGCTAATTATTTATAATACTAAGACGCTACTGGTTTATTAGGGTCTGTTCCATTAAACCATGCTTGAGCAAATTCAGCTATATTGGATTCCACGAACCCGACAGGCGGGTCATCTTTTTGGAATGTGGCTAAACTTCCAAAATTGTCTTCGATTATGAAATGAACTTCATCGTTTTTAGTGTGCATCGGAGAAGTCAGCCCGATACAATGAAGGTGTACACCCAATTGTGGATGTACATAATATCCTCCAACATACATTTTGAGAATGTATTTTTGTTTTCGATACTTGTCTAAGTGAACAACGTTATCCTCGCCAGTCACTTTCCTCGCTTTCAAGTTTACGAAGCAATTTAATCTCGTCTTTCTTTCGTTGACGTTGTGCTTCTTCTCGTTTCAACTTTTTTTCTAAACTAGGTTTTTGGAAGAAAGATTTTTTTCTAACAAGTTTCATAGTTCCTTCAGCCATGACTGCTGCTTTGAACCGACTTAATACACGATTGATGTTATCTTTCGGTCTCACTTTTATTGATATCATTTTTTATTATTCAATATTGGATTGTTCATAATAAGAGTAATAGATTATTCTTTCACTCTACATATTAATTGTAACACTTTATATATGATAAGTCAAGTCAGAATTTTGACATAAACCTTGCAATTGGTTGAATGAATGGTAATAACGCAACTGCCATTAGGAGATTTACTCCTGTATGAACCAACGCTATTTGCTTGGTGATCCCTGTCGGCATTCCATCGCTGACCATTAGACCCGCTAACCAAATTGTTCCTGTAGTTCCTATGTTAGCTCCAAGTACCGCAGCAATCGCTGATGGTAGCGGGAGAGCTCCACTAGCAACCAACCCAATAATAGCAGTTGTTGATAGGGAACTGGATTGCCAAAGGAGTGTACAACCGATACCTCCCAAAAACATCCAATAGGGATTGCCGAGAAATAATTCTAAGTGTTCCATCTTTCCAAGACTTTTCATTCCTCCGCTGAACATCTTCAATCCCAAATAGAAAATGACAAGGCCCAATAAGGCCTGGAAAATTGGATTGTTGAATTCCATAAGATTTCCTTTTTTATATTTCCACGAATCGTAAAGTTGTCTGTGTGTTTTCTTCATATCTAAGTATATAGTAGTTTCGTTTTTTATAAATAAAAAGAAATCTCTTTTTAAGGTAGAGATTTTGTTTTTTGGAAAGGAGGCAATGAGTTCGCTTATATCACCTTATGATTTTACAGAAGTAACCCACCAACTACGATCCTTTTTTGATGAAAGAGGATTTCAAGAAGTACACACCCAAAACAGATTATCTATCCTTGCTGCTTGTGAAGACCCAACTACAGTTGCAACTTACGAGTATTCTGGACAAATCTGGCCTTTACCTCAAACTGGACAAATGTGGTTAGAGTATGAACTACTCACAAAACCAGAACTTAAAGGATGTTATTGTCTATCAACATCATATCGACAAGAACAGAATCCAACTGAAGGAAGACACGAACTGATCTTCCCAATGTTTGAGTTTGAAGCTCCTGGCACTTTCGATGATCTTCTAAAAATGGAAAACGACCTTTGTAAACATCTAGGATTCCAATGTGATCACGAAAGAGCATCATATGGAGATTTAGATTTTCCAGGCGGAATGTATGATGGTGTGCGTGCAAAATATTGTGTAGATGAATTGGAAGCAAAACAAGAAGGAGAACTTTATCAAGAATATGGAGATGTGTTCTTCCTTACTCGTTTTCCAGAATCCACAAGCCCTTTTTGGAATATGAAGATTGATGGTAAGTCTGCCTCAGGAGAAAACCTTGCAAATAAATGTGATGTTATCATGGGCGGAATGGAAACAATCGGTTCTGCTGAACGTGCAACAGATGTTGAAGAAATGAGAAATCAATTCTATACTATCTCTGAAGGCGGTTATGCAGACTTGTTATTCAATCTGTTTGGTAAAGAAAGAGTTGAAGCAGAACTTG